CCACACATTGCTCTTTCAACATCTTGGTACAATTTAAAAATTATCACAACCCTCTACACAGAGGGTTTTTTTATGGTATAATAAGAGTAATTCAATTTTATTATGACACCAGAAGAAAAGTATCGTGATCTGTATGTTCAGATGTATGACTTATGTAAAGAACAGGGTTGGGGAGACCCATTCTCTTATGCACGTTCAAGAGAAATTTATATGGCTGGTTTATTAGGTCACAAAGTTGCAGATGATTATTCTGGAGAAGATGCAATAGATGAAGATGGTGGTTGTGAATACAAATCCACTATAGGTAAGAGTGTTAATGGTACATATAATGGTATCAGTGTTCAAGACTCTTGGGAAGAACAAGAGAAATATATCTTGGAAGACAAGATTGGTAAGTATCAAAATCATTACTATGCAAGATTCAAAGAGGGTAAAGTTGAGGAAGTATGGAAATTAAATTGTGATGATGTCTTGAGGTTATTGTTACCAAAGATTAAGAAGCAGTTTGATGAGGGTACATCACACAAGAAAGACCCTAGAATAGGTGTAAGTATCGGACAAAAAGAGATTGAGAATTATGGCCAAAGAATTAGATAGTGGTAAATTAATGTATTCGAGTGGTAACAATGATGAGTGTTACACACCTGACTACGGAGTTGAACCAATACTTAAATATATTCCAAAAGATGCTACAGTATGGTGTCCTTTTGATACAGAAGATAGCCAGTTCGTCATACAAATATCAAAACAAAACAAAGTTATTCGTTCTCATCTGGAGAGTGGTCAAGATTTCTTTAATTATGAACCTGATGAGTGGGATATGATAGTTTCTAATCCACCATTTACAGACAAGAGAAAGTTTTTTGAGAGAGCATTATCATTTAATAAACCATTTGCTTTGATAATGACTAATACTTGGTTAAATGACTCAGCACCTAAACAGTTATTTAAAGATAAGGATTTACAACTGTTGATGTTTGATAAGAGAATGAAATTTGTAAGTCCTGATGGTAGAGACAATGATAAGATTACGTTTAGTAGTAGTTACTATTGTTGGAACTTCTTACCGAAACAAATTATAATGGAAGAGTTGAATGTGCCAAAGAAAAGAGTGTCACGAGCTGTTTGCAATCCATTAACAGAATTGCTATACTAATAGTATTAATGAGATTTTGATGAAATTACGTTCACATCAGTTACAAGCACTTTGGGAAATGCAACAGTGCGATAAAGGTCAGATTATTGTACCCACTGGTGGTGGTAAGACAATGTGTATGATCGAAGATGCAAAGTACAGATTTGATATGAATAGCGTATCAAAGACTATCGTTGTTGTTGCTCCTCGTATCTTACTTGCAAATCAGTTATCAGCAGATTTTCTTGAGCATATCACAAATGTAGATGTGATGCACGTTCATAGTGGAGAGACTCATCACTTCAGCAGTACAAAAACAGAAGTGATTGAAAACTGGTATCACAACAGTATCAGAAATCAGTTGATCTTTACAACATATCATTCACTACACAGAATTACAGAGTCACTTGATATTGAGATTGATACAATATACTTTGATGAAGCACACAACTCAGTTCAGAAAAACTTTATCGAAGCAGTTGAGTATTGTTCAATATATGCACAGAGAAAGTATTTCTTTACTGCTACACCAAAACATTCTTTGACACCTAAGAAAGTTGGTATGAATGATAGTGACATTTTTGGTCAGGTCATTTGTAATGTACCAGCCCCTAAGTTAGTTGATGAAGGTCACATTTTACCACCTAAAGTTGTGGTCAAAAAGATTGATGTTACTGACGATAGTAGATTTGGTTATGAGAAAGATTGTGACCATATTGTAGAAACGATTGATGATGTTGATGTTGATAAAGTTTTGATATGTGCAAGATCAACAAAGCAAATCGTAAGTCTAATTGCACTCTCAAAGTTTGTTAGTGAGTTAGCATGGAGAGGTTACTCTTACATGTATATTACATCAAAAACTGGTGGTGTGATTGATGGTCAGAAAGTAACAAGAGAAGAGTTCTTTGATGTTCTCAATGCGTGGGGTAAGACAGACAAGAGATTTGTAGTCTTACATCACAGCATACTATCAGAAGGAATCAATGTCAATGGTCTAGAGGCAGTATTGTTTCTAAGATCAATGGATTACATTGGTATTAGTCAGTCGATTGGTCGAGTCATTCGTAAGGGAGACATCACTAAACAATTTGGTCTAGTATGTATTCCAGTATATGACAAGGTTGGTATTAGTACATCTAAGAAAGTACAGGCAGTTGTTGATACTGTATTCAAAGATGGTCAGCCAGCAATTAGCATAGTTCGTAGTTAAAAACTATGCTATAATATAAACATTATGAGTTAAAACAATGCACGATTCAACACTTGATTTATTCGCAAAAGTTGGTATTGATGCCAACGATATTGAGGCTCTGTCTGCATATTATGAAGTCACTTGTGATTATTATATGCAAGAGTTTTTAGGACTAGAGGACTTGATAGATTAATGAACTTATTAGTGGTAGGTAGGATTACAGGTTCAACATTAATTATTGTGGCATATTTTGTGATACTTCATATATCAACATTTTATGGTGCAATAATACACACTATTGCCGATATAATTTGTATTCCATTTTACATTCATAATAAACAATATGATGTAGTAATAATGCTCACATTTTTAATGAGTATCGCAATTAGTAAAGTCGTAATGCTATTATGAAAGACACAATACTATTCGGAGATTGTAGAAAAACAATCTCTACAATAACTGAACCAGTAAAAATGTGCGTCACTTCGCCACCATATTATGGACTTCGTGACTATGGTACAGCAACTTGGGTAGGAGGAGACCCTAATTGTAATCACAGGAGAGACACTAAAGTTAATCCTGAGACTTGTAATACAGGACATAAAAACCACGATACTATGTTAGGTGTAGGAGACGCAATTTATAAATCAGTATGCGAAAAGTGTGGTGCAATTAGACAAGATAGTCAAATTGGACTAGAGGAAACACCAGAAGAATATATTGACAATCTTGTAAATTTATTTCGTGATGTCAGGGAGGTGCTAACTGATGATGGAACACTATGGATAAACATAGGAGATAGTTATTATAATTATCGTAGTGATGGAAATTATCCAAAACAAACAGTAAGTAAAACAAATCAAGATTTACCCAATTTTTCCCCAGTTCGTGGTAATAAATTACAGGGATATAAGAGTAAAGATTTAATTGGAATCCCTTGGCTGTTGGCATTTGCATTAAGAAAAGATGGGTGGTATTTAAGGCAAGATATAATATGGAATAAACCAAATCCTATGCCAGAAAGTGTAAGAGATAGATGCACCAAATCACATGAATATATTTTCCTATTAAGTAAAAGTAAAAACTATTACTTTGATGTAGATGCAATTAAAGAATCAACTATAGATGGTAAAGGATTAAAAAGAAAAAGAAGTGTGTGGACAGTAAATACTAAACCATATAAAGCTGCACATTTTGCAGTATATCCACCTGAGTTGATTGAACCTTGCATTAAAGCTGGTAGTCAGAAGGGAGATATAATTCTTGACCCTTTTATGGGCTCAGGAACTACTGGTATGGTTGCAAAGTCATTAGGTCGTTATTACATTGGGTGTGAACTTAATGAAAATTATGGTAAGTTAATTCAAAACCGAGTATCAGAATACACTATAAACTTGGAAGATTTCGTGTGAGTGTGCCAGTTTGTTAGGTTACACACATATACTTGCATTATTCGTGAATCTGGTTTATATTAAGAATGTCGAAACAAACCCGAAAAGCATCAATGGGTTAGGTGTGAGTCCTAACTATCTCCGTTAAGGATAAGGGAAATCATTGAATCAAGTAGAGGTTTTGTTTCGACCCGCCCTTTATAATAACAACTATGGAATTTGAGTTTAAGTATGACTCTCAATACAAAAGTGAAGATGAGTACCTTGATTCGTTAATGGAACATCATCAAGAAGATTGGATTGGTGTAAAAGAAACACTTGACCCAGAGACAGAAAAGTTACTTAAAAAGTTTTAGTTGCTACATATAGTGTGGAATGAGTATATTTGTATCAATAGACTACTAAATTCACTTACGAGGTCATTATGTCTCAAACAATCCCAGAAAGCAAGAAGTTAACAAGATATAGAGTAACTTTAGATGTGATGATTGATGACAATGATTGCCTAAATCCGTATATGTGGAATTGGTATAACTTATTACAATTAGAAGGAAAAGAACAAGTTAATGATATATACGTTGAGGACTTAGGAGATTATGGCAAATGGGAGAGCAGTAAGTAACAGCTCTCGTGACAGTTAACAAGGTGTCTACTTTTGGTAGATTCCTTGTTTTTCTTTATTATAATGAACACATAAGCAAATTTTTCTATCATGCCGAGAAAAAATTATTCGAGAACACACTACTACAGTATCGCATCTATGCTAACTGATGAGGAAGTCCATCAAGTATGGGAGATTGTTGGTAATGCACTTGATCGAAATGGATTTGTAGATGCTGATGGGGAACTCTCAATTCGTGTCTATGATGAGACACTTAAAAGAAATGTAAAAGTACTTGACAAGAGTTTATTATGAAATTTTTAGTTACAGAATGTGAGTTTGATCTTAATGACGATTATGAAATGTCTAAAGATGATAGATTCTCTAAAAATGAATTACAAATTGAGTTGGAAGGTTTAACAGTTGGTGTTTGGGAGGCTGATGATGAAGATGACTTAATTGAAGAAATCACTACAGCTAGTGGTTGGTGCATCAAATCTATTGATTATGAAATCCAACTTAAGTGAGCCCTCTAAATTGTCCCTTTAGTAAGAACATTATTGAAATTATGATTAAACTTGGTTCTAACGTCAAATCAAAAATACATGATGACCTAACTGGTCATGTTGTAGTTTATCAACCATTAAACAACTATGCTGTTATTATGACAGACATCATTGAATATGAAATGATGACAGTTGAATGTTTCTTATCTGATTTGGAGCTAGCATAATGAAAAAAGGATTTAACATTGACGTTACTAAAGGTCAATACATGATGCTCTATAATATAATGTGTGAGCATAATCAAATGGTTAATCCCCAAGCAAATCCAGATTTCGATATGCAAACTTTCGATAATCTATTTCAAGCAATCACAATGGCAAAGGAGACTTATTTGTAATGAAAGAATTTACATCAACAGTTACTTTAACTTTCGATATAAACAATCACGAAGCAATCGACAAAAATGATTATGTCAGATTACTTAAATTGCAGTATCAAGACTTATATAATCTTGAAATAAAAGATTATGAAATTACAAACATAGAGGAGGCTTAAATGTTATTTTCAACTTCAATTCCACAGTACGACCTACCACAATCCCCAATATTAATTATAGGATTTTTCGGTATTTTCTTTACGTTAGTATTACTTTACTTCGTAAATCGTGCTTATTTTGATTCACCATTAAATGAAGATAAGCGAGGTTAATTAACAATGTGTTATGGTAATTTAAACAACAAAATGAAATTTATTCAAAGATATAAGTCCCCTAAGTTTATAGGAATAGGAGACAAAGTACGTTATCAAAATAACATTTATGATGTACTTGTTAATTACATAGTAGGCGAAACTGATCGACATGGTTATACACCAAAAGTTAATCGTACAATCTTAATTGATAACAATGATCGTAAAGTTGTTGTTAATGATTATAAACTATTGGAAATTATAACCACCATATAAAACAATTTACAAGGCTCAATTACAATATATGAGCCCTTTAAATTGTCCTAATAGTGAATCATCAAATTATTATGAGAATGACCAAAAAAGATGTAGTTCAGCAATTCAGATGGGATTGGTCAGATTTTCTAAAATCTAATCCAAACTTCAGAGGAGATAGCATTGCTAAAAGATGTGCATTTAATGATTATGTTGACTCACTCAATAAAGATGGTCTAGTTACAGATTATCAAGCATACAACTGGAGCAACCCATTTTAAGATTATGAGAACTATTTTATTTTTCGTTACTCTTTTTCTAGTAGTAACTAATACATTCAATGTAAGAACCAAAGCACTTACTGTTAAAATTATGTTATTTAATTTTATTTTCATTAATATCTCCTAATTAAAGTAAATTATGTCGTGAATACTGTAGTGATTATTTGAGTTAATTGTTTTAAAGCCACGATTAGTTCTGACTTTTATTTTGTAATGAGAAAATACTCTTCTATTTTCTTTGATATATGAAGAAGAATATTCACATGATGTGTTGTAACTATCATTATCAGCAGCAAAAATAGATCCAACAACAGCACCCATTGTCCCTGATCCATGCTTATTACTAATTTGGTTCCCTATTACACTTCCAATTAAACCACCAATTATAACATTTTCTAACCTAGGCTTTCTTTGGTAATGCCTAGTACATGTTTTATGAGTTGTTGGTTTATTAATTACTTGGTTATAGTAAATTGGCTTAATATCAACGACAACACCCCAATTTTTATAAAAATGATCAGAAAATGCATTCGAAGAAAAAGTTATAATTAATATAAATGTAAATATTATTTTTTTCATTGTTTCCTCTTATTTTTTAATTACGTTAGTAATATGGAAAAAAGAGAAGAATTTTTGTTGAACTTGTTTTTCTATATATTCATATTGATTTTAATTTGTTTTAGTAATAATAGTTTTTCTCAAAATCAAACGATTAATAATTTCTCAAAATCAAAGAAAATTTTATTAAAAATTCATAAAAATAACCCTTATACTTTTTACTGTGGGTGTTCTTACAAAAACAAAACCCCTAACTTAAGTTCTTGTGGGTATAAAATTTTTAAAAATAATAAAAGGGCTAAAAGAATTGAATTTGAACATATTGTTCCTGCATCAAGATTTGGAAAAAAATTTAAATCATGGACAAAAGGTCATTTAAATTGTGTAAAAAATAATGGCAAAAAATATAAAGGTAGAAAATGTTCTAGAAAGGTTGATGAAAACTTTAGATTGATAGAAGCAGATATGTACAACCTGCAGCCAACCATTGGTGAAGTAAATCAACTGCGAAAGAATTTTAAAATGTCAATTATTTCAGGAGAAAAAAGAATTTTTGGCAAATGTGACGTAGAAATAAAAAATAATAAAATTGAACCTGCAGAACACATAAGAGGTAATATTGCGAGAACTTACATATATATGTCAGAAACTTATCCAAGGTATATTAATTTATCTTACATAGAACAAGATTTATTTAATTTATGGGATAAGCAAGATCCTGTAGATAAATGGGAATGTAAAAGATATAAATTAATTAAAAAAATATATTTTCTATCTTTAAGTATTTTTATTGTTCTAGTAGATCAATTTACAAAATATTTAATGTTTTATAATAAAAAATTATTTATTAATAAAGACTTTCTTTTATTCAAATTAGACTTTGTAAAAAATTACGGAGCAGCATTTAATATATTTAGTGGTAGTAGGGTATTTTTATCTTTAATAAGTATTTTTTTTTCTATATTGCTTATTTATTTGATATTTAGGAAGAATACTTTAAACAAATTCGATCTATATTCTTATAGCTTTATTCTTGGGGGTACTATTGGTAATGGTATAGATAGGATTTATAAAGGTTTTGTGGTTGATTTTATAAATTTAAATATTATAAATTTTCCAGTATTTAATATTGCTGATATATCTATTAATATTGGTTT